TAATAATCCAAATATAAATATGCTTCCACATCCAGCCCCAGAAGAACACTGTACCAATAATTATAGCTAGTGTTATTGAAATAATTAGTATCCACCAAAAGCGATCATTTATCTTTAACCAATTAAATACTTTCTTCATCTATCTCACCTCCGGGACTTTCTTGCACAAATATTATACCATATTTTTACTTTCCTCGTAAGCGCCTTAACGCTTCTCTTGGCGTAACTGGTCTATCTTCCTTAGCCTTAGCAGACATTACTTCAACTAACGTTTCAAATTCTTCTTCATCGCTAATAGATATTGCTATACCAGATTCCAACATCAATTTCTGTTGTAGGTATAGCAAGTCTTGATATTCATTTTGAGTATCGATCAAAGTATCTGCTAAGCGTCTAATTCTTTTTTTGGATCTTTATCCTTTTTAACTTCTGAATTCATCATCGCTTTAATATCTTCTTCGGATTGACCTTTAATTCGCATAATTACATAGTTAATATAATTACCCAATTCTTCAAAAGTTAAATTATCTTCAGCAAGATCACGTTCTTTATTAGACAAATTTAAAGCTTTCTGTAAGAAATCAAAAGCACTGTCAGCAAACTCAATTTCCATGTTATTCATTTTAATTGCATTATTAACAAAATCTTCATTGCTGGAATCTCTTTCTTTTAATAACTCAGTTCTATCCTGTTCGATACCTAGCTTTAATAGTTTATTCATCATCATATCAGCTAATTTGATCTTCTTAACCGTTACTTTAACAAAAACTGGTTTCTTTAATCCAAGTTTTTTTGTATTAATTTTAACCATAATAAATCCTCCAACGTTTCACATTTCTCGTCTCTGTTTATTTAATTAATGTAATCCAGAACCACCATCAACTGCTACGCTACCTGTTTTTGTTCCGCCAGGGATCTTAAGACTAGCTACACCGTCAAAGCCACCAAAAACTTCTTTGAACATCGCATTAATATCAAATCCTGCTTCATCATCAGCCCAAACCTTATAAGGTTGTGTTACTCCTTTATCATCAACAAAAGTTGTATCCTTAATTGGAGCTAAAGCTTGATAGGTCAAAGTAGTATCAGCTTCTGTAATATTGTTATTATCAGTACCATGATTTTGTGCTGCTTGAGTTAATTCACCATTTGCAAAGCCTTCATAAATTCTTGTTCCATCCATATCTTCAGAACAAATTAATAATGCTACGTTAGGCTTAGAACCAGATGTAAGCACATAACCACCTTTACCGTCAGATACATATCCTTTTAGGCGGTTTAATAAGTCTTTTTTGATATCTAACATAGTTAATGCAACTTGTGGCTGTTGCTTACCATGTGTGATGCGCTTAGCTTTATTATTTGACCATTTAATCGTACCGTTTTGTTCTAAACCAGTAATATTAGCAGTTGTAGCACCTTCTCCATCGCCATCAACTACTTCAACTCCTAGTTCACTGACACCTTTTTTAGCATCTTTAATAATATCGCCATTATCGTCAACGATACCAAATGCTGCGTATAAAATACCATGAGTTGTTGCTCCTGCCATTCTATATACCTTCTTTCACTTTTAAAATTTTTGAAAAATAAAAAACCTTAGTCCATTGTTTAGTGTCTGGGTCCTTAATTCGATTCCTTGAAGTGTCAATCTCCCAATCATCGCCATTAAATAATTTGGCTAATTCTATTTCATGATTTTGAAAATCATCGCCACTCAATTTATAGAAAATTTGAACTTCAACCCCCACTTGCCAATACTTGATCTTCATATTGGCATAAAGACTAGGTTCATTTAAATATTCAGTAATTAATACTGTATTTTTATTTGTATTTACTTCTACATTACTTGGAATAGAACCAGAGTATAATTCATCTATCCAAGTAATATCCTTCATTATTTTTTTTGCTATCGTGGTTGGTGTTTCCACTACTTACCACCTCGCATTATTTTGTCATATTCAGCCTTATTAGCTAGTAAAACTTCTGTCTTGGACTCATTAACAGTATTATCTACAAAATGAGTTGCTGGCATTTTAACTGTTCCGTCATTTAAGAATCTAGCAATATAAGCCTTTTTACCAAAACCAACTGTTGAGCTACCGTCTTCTTGACCGTCAACATTAGTATCTTGTGACATAACATATTCTTTTAAATGCTTTTCTTTCTTGTGATTTAACTTAGAAACTGGTGTATTTTTTCGTAAATTCTCTTCTAGTACTTTAGCTCCTGCTTGAGTGATTTTCTTTTTTTGTTCCATATTAGGAACAAGTTTATTCAAACTCTTACTAAAGTCTTGTAGTAATTTTTCAAAATCATTAGCCACGCTTGCCAGCTCCTTTCTTTTTCCTAATAACTACATAATCATAAGCTATATAATTATTAGTATCATCAGGAGAAATAGACACTACTTCATAAATTTCATTTTTATATTTAGCTAATGTAGCTTCCTGAACTTTATCATTGTGTCTGATTGCCACAGTTAGAGTATCATCAAGCCCTAAACCAGTTAATTGAAACTGTTGAGACATGGTTCGTCTTTGTGGAGCACACCAACATTTAAATAAGCTAACTGGCTTTTCAACTGTATCTCCAGTTAAATCATCAGCTACAAAATTAACAGTCTGGAACTCGATACGCTGATTAAATGAAGAATGTAATAACTTCTTAGGCATCGCTATCACCTTCTTCGTATAACGCTAATTTCCCACGTAATTGTGAGATTATTGCATTTAAAGTTAGATTAATAGGATAAGTCATTACATCTTGTAAAGCTACTCTGTAATCATAATAAGCACCAGCTAAAGCTAAAATTGCTATTTTTTGAATTGCAATAACATCTTCTTGTTGCCAAAATTCATCATCACCACCTACTGCAGTTTTAATATAAACTTCAGCAGCATTAATATATGAATTCAGTAATCTATCATCATCATCGCCATCAATTCTAAGAGATAACTTCAAATCATCAAGTAATATTTCCTTATCCATCTAAATCACCTCTAAGCTTTAGGTGTGCCTACTAAATTAGCTTCTTGATCTTTAATAGTCTTGAATGAACCAGCTACCCAAGCTTCACTATCAGTTGCTACTACATCAAAACGATCAATTACACGAACCTTAGTTAAATCTTTTTCAAACGCTCCTCCACCAATGTTAGTAGATAATAGAGACATATTTTCACGATCAAACAATGTTACTGCTTGTTTTAGATCACCATAGTATAATGGATGATTTCCAGAATTATCTGGTAACCAACGATCAGCAATTTCAATTACTCGCTTACCTTTAATGATGTATTGATCTGGTTGTTTAGGATCTGGTTGTAATAAGTAACGTCCCATTGCATCCTTAACTTTAGCTAAAGTATTCAAACCAGATGTATTAGTCATCAAGAATGACGTTGTTTTAATTGCAGGATCTACTCCTGTATTAATTAAATCGATAATACCGTCAAAATCTGCAATAGTTGGTTTCTTAGGCGCCTTATTCATTACATCAATAATTGCCTTGTTGCGTGTAACTACTACCTTTTTAGCAATCCATGCAGATAACCAAGCTAAGATATTTTCTGCAGTATCTTTCAATAAAGTATTTGTGACAGTAGTAATACCTGCATAACGTTTAATTGCGAACTTGATTAATGTTAGTTTTGGATCATCATTATCACCAATTGCTGCAGTTTCATCATCTAGATTAGCTAATGGTGTAACATCAGTCCATTTTTCAAACACACGAGAACCACTTGGCATAGATACAGATTCACGATTTACGTATTGTTCTAATGAATCATAACGGCGTACTAATTGATGAATAGCTGTTTGAACATCTTCAGGAATTGTTAGGCCAGCATTATTACCACTATCATCTTTAGAAGATGTAACCATCGCTAATACTTTAGGATCGTTATTCATCATACCAATAAAATCTTTAACGAATTTTGCTTTTAAATCTTTTTCATTATCATTTAATGGTTCTTTTGCACTGTCTGGCATATTATAAACTTGTTCAGCTCGTGCAGCATCTAATTGTTCTTTCAAATTATCACGACGTGCCACTTCTTTATCACGTTGAGCTTTCAAGTTAGCAAATTTTTCTTCATCATAATTATCATCAATTAAAGCAGCATTAATTTGCATATTTAAATCTGCTACTTTTTGTCCAGATTCAATCCAAGCATTATTAAGTTCATTAATATTCATGTTTTATTTCCTTCTTTCCATTAAAATAGCCAGTTTCTTATCCTTTAAACTTGGATTTTCAAACTGGCTTGTTGTTTTATTTTGTTGTTTATCTGCCTTTAAAATTAAATTCATTAACTTATTAATAGCTGATTTACTAGGTATATCTTCCATAGAATTCATAACTGGTTCATCATCTTCTTCATTAACGAACATAATTTCATCAGCGAAACCTTTGTCTACTGCATCTTGAGCAGTCAACCATGTTTCATTTGACATCATTTGTAAAAGGTCAGATTGTTTCATACCTGTTTTTAACTCATAAGCACTGGCAATAGACTTATCAATTCCACTTAGAACACCTGCCTCATGATCTAAATCATCAGCATTTCCATCTACACGAGTCCACGCTTTATGTATCATGATTTGAGCTGTTGGTGCAATTGATACCGTATCTCCTGCCATTGCAATCACTGATGCAGCGGATGCAGCTAGCCCTGTAACATTAACTTTTACATTAGACTTATTATTCTTTAACATACTATAAATTTCAGAGGCAACAAATACATCGCCACCATTTGAGGCGATATCAACAACAATATCATCATCACCTTCAGCAACTTCTTCATCTAAAATTGCTGATACTTTTTTAGGGCTTGTACAAGTCATGCCAAAATAGTCATAGAACATCGCTGTATTATCATCAACAATAGCTCCTTTAATTGGAACTTTCCGCATCGCTATCACCCCCTTTCGATTTTAACAATGCAGGTTGTGCTTCTGGTAAATCTTTTGGAAAATAACCAGTTTCTTGAAGTAAGTATCTAGCTTGATTATGTGCCAACATACCATTTTTAGTTAAACCAGATAATACTTGAGCATAACCATCTTGTAATGGATCTATTGCTGGTCTAATATTGTATCTAATATCCGCATTTAACTTATTATCAAGCTCTGATACGATTGATTCCATATATCGAGATAAAGCATTAGCATACATTCCTTTTATCTGGTCTAAAGATGACTGTTGGTCTCCTTGACCGTTTAAATAAGAATTGGGAATACCATACACCTTAGCAATTTGATTACCAGTCCAATCAGCTTGTGCTAATAATTTAGCAATATCCGATTTTATTTCTAAAGGTGAATATTCTTCTAAATCATCAATTACAACTGGTCCATTATTTGCAGCTTGAACTTGCCTCATAAATTGTTTAGAACGTAAAGCTTTTAATTTCCAATCAATAGTACCTTCTTTTTTGATTTTCAAAATACCAGGTGCCATAATTGCTTGACTTAATGCAGCTCTAGTTAATTTATTAGAATCATTTTTAATGTTCAGTTCATTAGCTAAAGCAGATAAAGGACTGATACCAGTCATACCACCGTTTTTTGAAAGTAATCTAAAATGTAAAATATCATTTTGTGGGACATTCATTTTTACTCCAATTTTTGGCTCGTCAAAGGTAATATTGTAAATTAAACCTGAACCGTCATCTAGTAAATATGCACTAACCTGTGATGGTCTCAAATATTCCCAATGATTATCTATACCATTAATGTTTCGCCAACGATATATAAAAGCTTCTCCACCCAACAATAACTGAGCAAATACTGCTTGCCAAAAGGCATGACTATTTGATGTTAAAGTTGGATTATCAATTATTCCTTGATATCTAGTCTTACTACTAATAATTTTTGACGATGCTAAATCTCCAGATAATTGAAAGATTGCTGAATAAATGTCAGAATTTTTTAAAGCTTCTTTAGCACTGATGTAAGTATTACTATTCTCACCAGTCATAAAGTCTAAGACATTTTCATCGCCAAATGGTACACTCATGGTTGCTGTTTTTAAAGTGTTATTAATATTGAATATTGGCATTAACTATCACCTCGCTTTCGTTCAGAGATGACTTCAACTAGCCAACCTAAGACAAATAATATTAAGGATATTACAAACCAACCTAGTGTAGCATTAATTCTAAAGGCTGTATAATCTAATACAACCATTGCTGAAATAAACAATAAAACGTCTGAAAGTTGCCATAAATAGCCTATAATTCGTCTAAAAATCATCAAAATCACCTCCTAATAATCCAGATTCATCACTCATATACCAATCTTCAACTTGCTTAGTTGTCATTAATTCAACTTGTTTTGACTTATCATTAGCTATTCCAAAGTCTTCAAAATGGTACATTGCCTGATACATCGCATCAATAATTGCATCTACCACGTCAATCTTAAGAGTTGCTTTAGCCTTATCTACTTGAATGCCGATTTTATCTTCATAAATCTGTGCATTCATTAATGCTTTTTCCATGATTTTATCGTCAGGACGTGTAATTGTCCCTTCAATAAAGCACTTCTGCAAAAATTTTGTAGGATCTTTTAGCTCTGATGTCCGTTGCCTGATACCTTGCAATGGATAATCAGTATTTAACTCAAGTTGCTTTATTGTAGTAGTTGCTCCCCAATCATCATAGCCAAAGAATATAACATTAAGATCATTATCATGTATGTAGTTTAATAACCAATGATAAACCTGTTCTTCATTAATCAAACCTTGTGGATGACTGGTAATAGTACAATAACCTTGCTTAGCTAATTCACGATAATTTATACTATCTTGTTTTTCTTTAGCCTCAATTGAACCAGCGTGTTGCCAAGGAATAAATGAATGTTGCTCAACTCTCCATTTAGGCACACCATGATTGGCTGAATAAGGATATACAAATGCTATTGCAGTATTGTCAGAAAACATCGAATAATCATATCCAATGTATACAGTCCTACCTTCAATATTGAAATTAGGTTGGATAGCTCGTTCTATATCGCCCAACTTCAAAAAACTATTGGTTGCTTCTGCTAACCATAAGTTCAAATTCTTATTTTGAAAATCTGCTACATTACCAGACAACATATCTGCATCACGTTTATCTTGCAACCCTTCCATTAAAACTTGTTTTTGACTATCTAAATATAATAAAGGATTTGATTTATACCACGTTTCTGGCTTAAAAGTTTCATCTAAGCTATCTTGAGCCCAAATTAATCCTAAAAAGTTATCTGCATCACGCTTATAGTCTTGTTCCATTGCTTGCTGAATCATTTTTTGATCTTCATGAAATGGAACGCTAGGGTCTGGATAAGATGTTGATATCTGAATGAATTGATGATTAGGCACTTTAACTTGGCCTGAAATAATCTTGCTAATCTTTTCTCTACTCTTTACTTCTCCAATTTCGTCAAAAATAGCTGTTGTAAAGTGAAAACTATCATATTGTCCTGATTCATGAGAGATAGCACGTAAAACGTTATTCTTTTCTTTCATAATCATCTGATCACTTTGAGCTTTAAAGTCAACAGTAGCAGCATAATCTTTAAACATATCCGTTTTAACAATGTACTTCATCATTGTTTTAATATAACCAAATATCTTATTAGTCTGTTTAAAGTTAATTGATGCCACTAGATAATCTTGATTAGACAGTCCTAAACTTTCTATAAAGTAGGAGTAGCACATTAAAATTGCCATCAAGTAAGTTTTACCTTGTCCACGAGCAACAGATACCATCGCACGACTAAATCTTTTTCGCCCTTCTAAATTTCTCCAACCAAATAGCATACAGAAAATAAACTTTTGCCAATCCATTAATTCAGTTGGAGAACCTGTATCTACATTCGGACACATTGAGGCAAATAATAGTAGTTTTCTAGCTTGTTTGACTGAATAACGATAAGGAAATTCCTTTGTATTCTGTCTTTGCAAATCTCTTAGGTGTCTAAAGCAAGCTAGCTTTATTAGATATCCCGTTTCAATTTCTTCATCAAGCACTTTAAAAGCATATTTAGTACCTTCATCTTGATATTTATCTCTAATATCTGAAAAATCGATACTATGATATGTTCCTAAAACATCATGAGTTTGAGTCAAATCTACTTCCACTAGCTTTCACCTCCAAAAATCTTTGCTAATTTTTCAGTTGAATCTTCTTTTTCTTTGCTATCAACCAATTGCATCAATTCAGCTCGTGCTTTAGGAGATAAGCCAAGTTGACTACCGATACTGGTTATTTGTATACTAGCGTCTTTCATCGTTGCAACAGCTGGGTTCTTACGATAACCAACAAAATCTTTACCTACTATCGAACCACTTGCGTCTTGAAGTGATTTAAATATCTTAGTTTGAATGCCATTCTCTAAGACATCATCATAAGCTTGACGATAAATCTCATATTGCGAGCAGTACAATTCTACTAATGCAGTATCTATTCTTTTAACTCGCTCTGTACTTTCTAAAAAGGGCACGATTTTGCGCCAACATACCTTTGCTACCGTTCCTAAGTGCTTTGGTGGCGTACCGCTTAAACGCCCATCATTCTGCTGATAAAAGACTTTTTTAACCACTGGCTTACCTCCTTTCAATCTTGGTACCCCCCCCTAGGTAAAAATTTCAGAAATTGCACTTTTTTATAAGATGATTCCTATGTGTGCGCTCTTCCTTGGCTCCTACTAGGGCGGGGGATAAATTTAAATTTCCTTTTAATATAATTCATCCGATTTGTTTAAAATACATCTACGGCTATTTTAAGGACGTTTTAGCAAGTCTATTCATTTTTAAAACAATCTCACTAATATTTGTAATTTTAGGTACTTGTTTCAACTGGTTATCCTTACCTGTGCCATAGTACCAACGTTCCCAATCTGTTTTGAGTCTATGACACTTTGAACAGATTGTAGCAAGATTACCAGTATCAGCTCTCAAGTCTGCGTCATATTCAATTGGTACAATATGATCTACTGTCTTAGCGCTGGTAATCTTGTTAATTACTTTGCAATACTGACACAAATAATAATCCCTATTCAGTATTAACTGCCTTAAGTTTACCCACTGCTTACTACGATAAAAGTTATATTGTTCAGACTTATTATTGTTACGGTTACGTGTAACTGTATTGTAGTGATGCTGATATACCTTACTTCTTGACCTTGCCCACTTCTGTCTATTAGCTATATACTCTGCTTCATAACTATAATGTTGCTGACAATAATGGTCTGGTAACTCTACCATTGCATGACAATCTTTATACCTACATCGTCTAACTCTTGGCATATCACCCACCACCTTTATTCATCTAACTTAAATGCTCTATTATGTACATGACTATAAGCATCAAAGTAAAGTTCGTTCTTATCGCCGTTGTATGTTACTTCATAATACATACCATCGCTAACTATAGTTGATAACAACGCTTTGTTGTTTTGCAGTGTTCTGTTTAGCCACACAACATACACATCGCTTGTACTGATATGTACTGGTGGATTAACACTACTTAAGTTCATAGTTGTGTTAGTGTAACCAGCTACTTTCTCTTTACACAATTCTACAAACTTATCATTATCCATTAGACCCACCACCTTTTAATTTAATCTTACTAATATCTCTACTGTACTTACGCTTATGTTTTACTGGATGTTTCTTGTAGTGCTTTTCTAACTCACGTAACATCCTTAGCTCTTCATAAGTCTGTACTTTTCCGAAATCTATACTATCTTTCATAATTTTCTCCAAAATAAAAAGCCAGTCTGGATAGACTGACTTTA